CAGGAATCTTGTTATACGCTTCAATAGCTTTATTAATTGCATTAATTGTCGTATTAACTAAACCGAGAATTGCTTTGATAGCTTTATCTACAAGAGAAATTATCCCACCTATTAAATCGGCAATAGTTCCAACCACCGGCGCAATAACTTTAATTGCTGTTGTGAAAGCAGTTCCAATTCCGCTAATTGCATTAACTACGCCATTTTTTAGTAATGGCACAAAATACGTTTGAAAGAAATCATAAATAACTTTAGTTGCATCTAATACCGATTTGAAGTTTCCGCTGTTAGTTTGTAGTGCTTCTGAGACTTTTTCAAATGCGTTTCTAGCGGCCTCAATAATTGGGTTTAGAAAATCTTGAACTTGAGTAACTAGCTCTTTTACTCTATCAATTAAACCGCTACCCTCTTCATTGCGGAATGCGCCAGCTATGTTTTCAATAACCGGCAAGAATTTGTCATTAAAGAAATTAACAACATTCAAAGCGACCGGTAAAAGAGCTTCGCCTAAAGTTATTTTGGCTTCTTCTAAGCGAGCTGTTAGAATTTTTTGACTATTAGCCATTCCGTCAGCGGTACGAGCAAAGTCACCTTGAGCATCTTTTGTTTGTGCCAAAACAACTTGATGAGCAGCTAATACCTTTGTTTGAGCGTCAAGTGCACCTTTGCCATCATAAAGACCCATTTCCATTGCTTTGGCTTTTAGGGTGGCATCGTTTAGAAGTACGCCATAAGCGCGAATCGGTTCGGACTCACCTCGTAACGCAGCGCCAAGAGCATTAATCGCTTGGTCCACCGAAGTATTGTTAAAAGACGCAATATCTGATGCGAGGGTTACGAATTCAGTTGAGAAATTAGCTAAATCTTTTCCAGTTAAGCCAGCCGCCTTTCCGAATGTCGCAAAAGTGCTGGCAGCATTTTGGGCTTGGATTCTGGTCTGACCAAGACTTGTGGCAGCTTGAGCAGCGAATTTCTTAATCTCTTCTGAAGCATCGCCAAAGATGACTCCGACTTTTGATGTTGATTCTGCTAAATCAGATGCGGCAGCTACGGCTTCTTTGCCGATTTTAATTGCCATTGCGCCGGCCGCTGCGCCCACTGCAGCTAAAGCAACTCCCGCCTTTTTTGCAAAGTCGCCTAATTTATCGCCGAATGAAAGAGTTTCCTTATTGGCATCTGACATCCCTTTGACGAATTGCTTCGTCTCGGCGAGAACCTCAAGTTTTAATGTTCTGTAATCTTGTGCCATTTAGTTCTTCCAGTTCTTTATGACTTCATTGACTTGCTTCATCCACATAAGAGTCAATTCAGGCTGAATTTGGCGAAGGGTTGGGTATATAAACCAGCCCCTTGAGCCGGCTCCAAATCGACCAGACCAAGAAGGGAATTGCTTGAATTTGTCGGAACCGAATTCCAAGCCACCCCATAATTGTTGAGTGGTTCCGCCACCTGAAAGACGCTGACCAGCGAAACCGAAAGATAGACGCCCTGTCTTTGAACTACGAGAGACTGTTGAGCCATCAACCACTCGTCTAACTGCTCCGGCCGATTTTGTTCGAGAATATCCGGCAGCTTTGATTTTGTCTTGAGCAAGTGTCGCAATATCGTACGAAACTTTACGAGCGCCTTGAACAGCTTCGTCGCCCATAACTGTAAAAGTCTTAGCCAGAGAAGCGAGCTCGCGCTTGCTATACGGACTAAATTCGACTTCACCGGCCACCGCTTCTTTTCTCCAAAATCTCTAGTGCTGTGAGTATATCTTCCGCTTCTGTCCAGTATTGCATTGGAATATGTGTCGCTATTGCTAGCTCCACAATTAACCGGCCTAGACTTCCGCGTTTGTGGCTTTTGGGTCGTTTTCACCAGCCGTCACATCGGCGACTGTTTCCATCCACACTTCAAAAGATTTAATTGGCTTCCCAGCTAATTCTCTTTTGTGAGCGTGGTAAGCGAGGAAGAGCAGGTCGTACATTCCAACGCCATCATCTAGCTTTGAAACTACTTTGCCGGTGCTCTTCTCCCACTTAGCCCACTCTGGCGGAGCTGCGTAATATGTTGCAACTTCGCCATCGTTATATTCAATTGTTATTGGTAATTTCATCTCCCGATTGCTCCGATTTCTACGCGCTAAATGTTTCTGTTGGGGTTCCAACCACTGTCATTGTCCAAGTATCAGTTAGAGCTCCTGGAGCTGCTCCACCGGCGCTTGGGAACACTGGAAGTACGTTGAAAGCGAATACAGCTCCGGTAGCAGCGGTGAAGCTGACAGCCAAAGTTGTGTTTGGAGCTGATTCTGCATCAGCCCACATTGCTTCGAATAGTGAGCTGGCAGCTCCCCAATCCTGTAGCAATTCAATTGTGAAGGTCCATTGCTTATCTACTGACTTGTAAGCGCGGCCATCAAGAGTTTGATATGTCTCAATAATGGTCTCGGCTGAAAGAGTCGCTGAAGTCGCCTGAGCATCGTAGGACGCAGAGTCCAACGTGAAAGTGACATCGCGGCCAGTGATAACTGTCGTTGCCATTGTTTCTCCTTAGTTTGTTTGCTCGTAGCGGACGCTCAAGCGGATGTCTGCACACAATAAATTAGTCGTGCCAACTGTCATTACCGATGGTTTATCCACCACTGATAATTCATACTTGGAGGCCGATAAAGCCCCAAGAATACTGATTACTAATTTCTCTAGATTGTCTAAAGAAGCTGAATTGGAAAAATAAGCGACACAAGCGGTGATTGTGTAATTAAGTTTGACGTGAGTTAGATTTTTACCAATTAACTCTAATTCCATATAGGGTGAATCCGGGACTATTGCAACCGCTGGAACTATTGGAGCTTCTGGAACGTGGTCATAGACGTTGGCAGTAACGCCAGCTAGAGCCGTCTTGATTGCTCCTCTAACATCAGTTGAAATTGATGATGGCACTATCCCACCATTGTTTCAACATCGAGATAAGGTCCAAGAAGGCCGGTGACTTTAGCAAATAAATTCTTTGATAGACGATATGGGGTAACGCTGAAATCAACGCCTTCTATCGCTCCGCCGGCGGCTGTACGAGCTTGAAAGATTTCGACAGCGATTGCCAAAACTGCAGCTTCAACATTGGAATTTCCGACGTAGGTCGATAATCCAGAGAGCGCAGCATTTCCGGCTGGGATAATGTTTGTTTCCAATATGTCTGCATTTGTGATGGCGGCGGTAAATACATAAGGGCCAATCAAATCGTCTGAAACTGTGTGAGTGCCATTAAATGGAGCGCCACATCCAGTAATAATTACGGATTGACCCTCGGTGAATTCGTGAATTGTTGCAGTGTGAAAATATGCAACGTTATTTTCTAATCTAACTTTGTTAATTTTGCTTTGGAATGTAACAAGCATTGGCAAAACTAGATTCTCCGATGCATTGCAAATGTCATCCAAATAAGCATCTGAATATAGGGAAGACGAGACGCCAAGAATTGTTCTTAGCTCTGAAGCTGTGACTATTGTTGGCATCTCGCCGTCCTTTCGTTCTAGAGGGTGACAGGCCAGCTCGGGAGCGGACTGGCCGTCACTTTTTTAGTATTACTAAGCAACCATCCACTTATAAGCGCCAGCTGCAACCTTTGTTGCAAGTGCGCCGTAGCCGTAATAAGCCACTTCAATCTGGCCGTTTAAAGCTACGTTTGTCTGTAGGCGGAAGCGAGATGACTCGTACCAAGTGTATGAATCTGGGTTCAAAATGATGATTGAGTTATCACCGGTTGGAGCAGATACAGCTAGGTTGCGAGCTACGCGTAGGTCTAGACCCAAAACGTTTCCGCGTACTGATTGTCCGGATAGGTTTCCGTTTTGGTTGCTGTTTCCGATTAGGTTCTGATAAATCGGACGGCCAGCATCAGCAAGGTTCATAATGTTGCCCCATTGCTCTGGAGAAACAAGGATATTGGTTGCAGTTCCAAGAGTATTCTTATAAACAGATACAGAAGCATCTGATACGAAATCAAGGAATCCAGCTGCGTCGAGAGTGCGGTTTCCGCCATCTGTTCCGCCAGCAACTAGGCCAGCGATTACAGCAACATCAGTTGCCTTTGCATAAGCAAATTCCATCTGACGAACTAGCTCTTCGAAAAATGCTGGGGATGAGCGGTCTAGCAATTCAACTGAGAATGTCTGTCCGCCAGCGTACTTCTTAACGGAAACGGATAGGAATTCGTTTGTCATTCCTGTCTCATCGATTGCTGCAGCTTCAGCTTCTTCTCCAACTGTTGGAACAGCTGTTAGCTTTGGAATCTCGAATGACATTCCGGCATCTGGCAAAACGCCGCGTGATACTGAATCAACAGCTGGGCGGTCTGCGTTTGAAAGTGGGTTGATAATTTCTGTCAATTGACGGGTTGGGATGAGACCAGCGTTGTTGCTAGTTGTGTCATCTGCAGCCAAAACATATTGACGAGCAGCATCATCACCGAGTTTAGCGCGAACGCTATTCTCGAGATATTTCGCCTTTGTGAACTCAAGGCGTGGGGTTGTGTAGAACGCTGGCTTTGGAGCCGCAGCTTCTACTTTAGCTGCTTCTACCGCTTCTTCTACGGCAGGAGCAGGAGCGGTAGTGTCTGACACTTGTTCTCCTTCGGTTGGTTTCTCTGCTTCAGCGGTTGCTGATTCAGAATCTTCTTTTGGCGCTTCATTTTCTGATGCTGCAACTTCTGACACTCGAGCAGAGTTAATTGCTGGGTCAGTCACTAAGGAAACTTCGTCCAAAGTTGCCGCAGTAATTTGCATTACGCCTTTGTTGTTAGTCCATTCGTTGATTTGTGCGCCAACGCTAAAACCATCGCGTAAGCCTTCTGTGGCCTCAACTAACGCGTCTTCTCCGGCCATAGTGTTGGCGATTTTGAACGTTGCCACAATTCCATCTTTAGTAACTTCGTGTGACATAAGTTTTCCAATTGGGCGAGTGCGGTCGTGCTCCAAAAGCAATTTGACTGGCTTCATTTCAATTGAATTAGCCGCAAAGACAGTTGGACCAACTGAAGTGTTGCCCTTCTCATTCCAAGTGACGATTGTGCCGCTGATTGTGCGCTTTACTGTATCGGCCGCAGTAACGACCATTGGCATATTAATTCTCATTAGGGATTAGGTCTTCCTCTCTCTGAATCTGCTCAACGCTCATTGCGCCAATACGATTTAGAATCTCATAAACTTGAGCGCGTTCCAAAGCGTTGCCGCGTAGGAAGTCATCAAGGTCAAAGCGAACCATTACTGGATTCGGAACGAAATCCGGCAACGATAATCTCTCTTCGATTGCTTTAAGAATCGGACGTAGAGAGAAATCAACAAGTGAGCGGCGTTCTGAAACAGCGTTTGAATAAGTCATTGAAGTTGTTTCGGCTGATAAGAAATAAGCTGGGATTCCAGCTGCTCTTGCCAATTCAAGTGCAACGTACTGACGAGCTTCAGTTAGCTGTAGGCTCTTTGGGTCAAAACCAATTTCTTTTACATCAACGTCAGCATTAAGGAAAGCTGTTGAACGAGACTGCCGAGATGTTTTCCAGGCTGTTAGTAGTGACGAAATGCGCTCGGCAGTTAGATTCGTTCCGTTAGATTTTAGCACCATTGATGGAACTGGTTCTTTTGCATAATTAACTGCGGCGTTCTCTAAATAAACTGCGGCTGCAACAGTTTTGCCAGCGCGATGTAAAAATCCCTCATCTGGACCATCAAAACGAATTAATGAACCCACTCCGGTTAATGGCACTGACATTCCGTCAACTTTATAACCAACAATCTCAGTGTTGCGAAAATCTGTATCAACTGTGACGCGGTCTGGACTGATTCGAGTCCAAGCTCTAACGCGTCCTCCGTCAGTTGTTGAATACATTTCCAAAACTTGTCCATAGCCGGCACCATAAAAGAAAATATCTTCAGCTAGCCAGTTATAAATAACAAAACCAGCAACTCTTGGGTCTGGTTGATTGATTACGCGCTGTGGGTCGACATATTCGCCAGTAATTCGGTTAAATGTTGTAAGAGGAAGTGAGCCAATAGTTCCGCAAATAATGTTGCGAGCTCTAGCTACCGCTGGAACACTCATCGCCAGTTGGCGAGTTGTATTTGTTGCGCCTCCGAGAATGTTATAAACAGAATCGGTAATTTGAACCGGAGTTAGTGCGGCGGTAACGTCGCTAACTTTTTGCGGTTGTTGCGCTGTGACTTGTGGAAACAAGAAATCTCTGATTGCACCCATTAGGCCTAAATTGTAAAGCCTGTGTGCTACACAATAACGATATCTACGCCATCATTTGCTTTTGTGGCAAAGTGTGTCGCCATTGCTGATGCTACGGCTCCACAAATAATTGCATTTGAGACTTTTCTACCCATTACCCATCCGCCATCACCGAAAGGCAATTTGACAGCGGATAGGCATTGTTTAGTCAGCTCATCTTGTCCCGAGTGAGCTAACCGCTGAGATGAGATTGCTCCCAGTAACTCATCGCAGCTTTGGGCATAGTCGAGTCCATCGATTGGTTCGGTCCGAATACCGGCTGGCGTTAATCGCGCCGCGACAGCCGCCGCAGTTCTCGCTGAATAGGCCACAAGTTGCACCGGATACTTGCGCACCCACTCGGCCAAATCATTGGCCAAAGCTTTATCATCGAGATTGCTCGGATTGTGCCAAGTTTGCAGCAATATAACTTGAAATCTATCGCCCTCAAGTCTTTGGCTTGCCACTAACGCAGCTTGTTTCCTATCTGGACTTAAGTCAATCGCCAACCAAGTATCAGATTCAGGGTTGAGTCGAAGCCCCTCAAGTTTGCAACTCTCCCACTGAGACGGATTGATAACTGGGTTGATGGTATCGACCCATTGACATAAAACTTCAGTTCGAACAATATCTTCCGGGTCTGACAGCACCGCTCGAATATTGTCCGGATGCACTGTGTAACCAAGTGATGGATTAGCTTGGCAGACGCCGAGCCAGAAATCTGGTGAGTTGTCGAATTTCAATCCATTAGGAGCAGACCACTCGAACCAGCCTATGTCATCAGACCCGCCGTGGATTGCAGCTAAAGCTCTTTCTCTTAGCTTGTTTAAAACTATTGAGTGCTGGTCGCCAGCGTTTGAATAAACCCATATTTGAGGATTGGGGCTAGCCATTTGGGTATAACGAAGAGCTGACCACACATCTTCGTCTTTATATTCGCGAGCTTCGTCTAAATGGATGGTTTCAGGGGCAGCGATACCGCGACCAGCTGAGTTATTGGCTCTTACGATATAGCGACGGCCTTCAGTGAACTGAAGCTCTTGAAAGCCCTTGCTCTCTAACTTCTTAGTGAACTCAGCTGCCAATCTAGGAGTCTGTTCAATAATTCCATATATTTTATAAAACAATTCTGCCGAGGTTGTGAGCTTGTGAGCCGTATGAACTTGTAATTTTTCTTTTAAAACATAGATTCTAAATAAAATTTGAAGCGCCATAAACGTTGATTTACCCTGTTGGCGAGCACAAAGAAGGGTGACCACTGGGTGGGCCCATCGGCCGTCTGGTTTGTATTTGAGCGAGTGATGAGCGAGCCATTGCTGCCAAGGTAGCAGTTCATACCCAATTTCTTCACAAAATTTAATCATTTGTTCGCCATAAGAGGGCAAATCATTGAGTTTTGTATGAATTCGAGGGTTTGGCACACCCCGGTAAGCCGATTCATCCCGAACTCGGGCTATCTCAGTTGATTGCTCCATATTAATCCAGTTTAGTCCAAATAATGTTTGGCCGAGCCATTTTCAGGGAAAATCTTCCCGATGGGGGTCGTGGGTCTGGAAGCGCGCTCAAAAAACCCACCCCCTAAGCGGTCTCGTTTAGCACTGTTACAGGGCCCACAACAGGCCACTAGATTGCTTATATCATCAGTTCCACCCTTAGACAGTGGTATTAGGTGGTCCACTGTATTGGCTTCTTGTGAGCAGTAATGGCAAGTGAAGTAATCGCGCTGTAATACTCGAGCTCTAGCCTTTTGATAGAACGCTGAGTTGTATCTCTTGTTACCCATTAGTGCCAGCCCTTGCGCTCTAGGTGGGCCAGCGCTTTGCAGCTATCGCCGTAACGATGGCGAATGTATTTGATTGAAGCTTTTATCTGACCTTCTGGACTTAGGTCTCTATACCAAGTGGAACGCATCTGCCCAAGCCCATAGTGAGAGCCATTCACCGCTTTGTGATTCCAACTGCTCTCTTTAAAGATAAGCCAATTAAAGCATTGGAATTCAGACCAACTAAGTAAGTTGTAAGCATAAAGCTTGTGATTCATATCAGCATTTGCTTTTAATGGTGTTGTTGTTAATGTAAGTGCTAACAGCGCTATAAACAAGCGTTTAGAGCAATAGCCCCCCTCAACCTTCGCTGAGTGGGCTAGCTCCCGCGCCCCCGCTTGGCGAGATGGTAGCAGACGTGTCAAGTAGGCTAACATAAGTGCAGGTCAGAGCCTTTCTATCCTTCTAACTCCCAAATTTTCTTAAATTCTAACTGGCCTGATTGAAACGCGTTTTTCAGCGTTTCCCTACCATCAGCGCTAAATCTTGTTGATAGATAAGGTTCTGATTCACTACCTTCTAACCAATCAACTATTTCACCATTTGGGTCAATTACTACATCATCCAGATAATTGAATTTATTTAAAATATGCTCAACTGATGATTCTCTCACTGATTCGATTATCTCACCCGGATTATGAGCTTTTACCCATTCAACGAACTTCCTATCTGACTTAATAACCCACTTAAACTTTGGTTTGCTGGTTGTCACATAAGCTATTTGTTCGCCTTCTATCTCAGCTTTTACCCTGTCAGCGCCAATCTGGTCCATTTCGGCTTTTAAACGCTCTCTCAGAGCATCTTTAGCCTTCTTCGCTTCCTGCTCTATCATTGTTACCGCTGCTAGCTCCAGGCTCAATTCCTTGATTCCCATTTTGCTCCCTAACTCTCGCTCTTCTTAATCTGGTTTCTAAACTGCTCAAGCTAACGCCCATATCTCGGGCAATAAACTCTTTATCAAAGCCCCAGCTCATCATTTGATAGATGTAACTGAGGCTATGGATACGCCGCTTTACTTCGTCTTGCTCGCCCATCCGTCTCCTTTGAAGTGAGTGGGAGTGGCAGTCCAGACTCGGAACATACGCACTCCACACTTCTCACAATTTACTTCTTTAGGGGCTTCAAAGCCGAGTGCGACATCTTGAATGTTTTCGCATTTATCGCATTTAAACTCATATATCGGCATCAACAAACCTTTCAAGCGTTGCTCCTCCGGTCCAGTAGCGTTCTTTAATGCGCTCTTGTCCAGCTGCTATTAGGCAGATACGGCATTTAGCGGCCTTCATCTTGTAATTACCGCATTGGTCGCATCTTGTTATGTCATCTTCCTTGTTAGCTAATCGCTCCACTGGGTCTACCATTCTCATTTCGAAACAGTTTTGGCATTCCAGTAGCCAAGTCTCAGCTGCCATCTCTGGGACATCGCTTGTGTCATATCGCTTCACTTCTCGGTGTGCCGATACTTTCTTGCAGTTACCGCATTTGAATGGATGAACATCCTGAATCACTTTTGAAAGCTCCAGCTACCATCAGAATTGATTCTCATCCATTTCGCCGGATGGCCAGATTTAGGCGTAGGGCAAACCCAACCGCGATATTCCTTGCCTTCCTTAACTCCTTGCTTAAGTACCATCGGACCATCTCCACCACTACATAGTGGAATCTCATCAACTATCTCGCCACCTAGTTGTTCTGCTATTTGACTAACATCCCACACAATTGGCTCTGGGTCATTTGGCCGTTGCTGTTGAATGAATTCAGCTAGCTCTGGCTTTGTCGTCTGAATCGGCTTCTTAGGGGTTCCAGCTGGTTTAGCGAAGTAACCAGCAAGGTTGAGAGCTCGTCCAAGAGCACCCGTCTCCGCAAGTTCCAAAGCATATTGTTTTGACTTTGATTCAGAAGATAAGCCTGTTGTCCAAGCCGCAGCATCCGCTTCAGTACGATAGAGCTCAACTTTAACAATATAAACATCGCAATTCGGTTGAAGTGATTCTTCAAGAACGTGCGACTTGATTCGATAGTCTGGAAATGCACCAATAAACTCCTTTAATCTATCTTGCACACTTACATAATCTTCAGTCCAATTTGACATCTAATTTCTCCTGTTCGGCAAAGTTGTTAATTGCATAATCAAGTTGTTCCTTTAATGACCAGAATGTTTCGTCTGACCAGTTTTGCGCGTCATTAGCGCATTGTTGGCAATAAAAGCGAACTTGAGAGCGACGGGTTGGCGTCTCACTTTGCACTTTCCATACCGCTGGCACTTGAGCTTTTAAATGCCAAGTTCCATCTTTCAGCTGCCCGTAACGGGTCTTGCAATAATCGCACCACTGTCTCGGATTAGTATTGCGAGTCAGACTCAACGTCATCCCAATCTTCTGGAGTTGAAAATCTTGTTCGAGCCAAGACTGCTCCATATCCCAGGAGGTCGATATACGAATCTTCGCGTTCTGGAGATTCCACCATTCGACTGAGTTTTGTTGCGATAAAGATAAGCGCCACGTCAGCTGGGTCTCGCAACTGAATACCGAGGATTCTCGCGATTTTGTAAATGCGTAAAAGATTGTGCCTCGGGTCGCCATATTCAAGCCCCCTGTCTTGGAGGGTGTCACTAGCTTCTTCAAGCCACTCACTTAATGACTTCTCTGACATTTATTGAGGCCCTCCCTCTTTTGAATCCCTCATTGAAAGCTCTGGCTTTGATACCGATAATCATTCGGTTAGCTAACCAGAAGGTTAGACAGGTCGCGGCGAAAATGATTGCATCTGAATAATTACTCCACATCGCAATTGACCCCGAATCTGTCTAGCCAATAAGCCGAAATCTCTTCCCGGCTCAATCGCCCTCTTGTTGATTTTCTACCTAACGATTCGACTGCATATCTGCGAATCAGCTGGCCTTTAACGTAGTTCTTGCCGTCGGACCAAGCGCCCGAAGTAGAATCAAATCTAATTAAATCCGGCTTTGTTATCATATTTTCTCCCTTCCAAATCCTCTAAATGGATTTAGTGGGATAAATGTATTTAGTTAAATGGATTTAAACAAGTAGCAGCTCGGCGTGTCGTAAGTCTAGGAAGGCGGCTAGTTTTTGCACTTTGCCCTTATTGGCAAAATCTGTCTTGTCTGGAAGAGCCTTTAAAGCCCATTGTGGCTCCTCTAGAGCCCCTAAATCGAACTGATAGACCCCTAATGGGGTGGAATTGATATAAAGCGTTCTAGCGCCCGTTCTAGCCCTAATATCGGCCAGATAATCCCATTTCTTCTTCTCAATCAAAAGTGTGTCGTAATGGGTTCGGCGGCATTTCATTTCAATATAAGCGTCGTGGGTGATTCCGTCAGCTCGGTCGGTCGCTGATAGTGGCGTTAAGTCGGGATAAACGGCTCTCAACGCTTCAAAGAGTTCAGCTTCTCTTAGATAAATTAGACGTCTTCTTCCCCGTCTTCCCAACCTAATTTCTTGATTGGGTCATTGGCATCAACTATCCAATCCGGGTAAGAGCTCCGGTCCATAGCAAAAGCTAGAGCTGCTCCTTCATCCATACCGGCTCGGCGGCAAGCCATATAAACTTCATTGGCGGCAATAGCCCAAAAATCCAGTTTAGTTAATGGCGTTTCTTTTGTCGTTCTACGACGTTTTGCCACCTTCTTCACCGGCTTTTTAACGCGTTTTTTTGCCGCTGCCATTTCTGCTCACTTTCGCTTGGAGAGCTAATTCTAGCTGAGACTCCATCTTGTCTAGTCGCGACACAATCGGAAGATTCTCAAGTTTTATGATGTAGCGAAGTCCGGCAATTAGCAGACCAATAGACCCGAGTACCGAAGCAATAAATGCTGCGATATCCGACGCGGCCATTATTTGATTTTTCCGTAACGTTCGTAGTTAGGGTTAAGCCAGTTGATTATGCTCGGCAATACGGCAGCAATAGCAGCATTGATTATTGTCTCGGCATCTAAGCCCACCGCCATATAAGTTGCTAGAGCTGTCGCTAGGAATGTTTTTGCCCAGCTTCCGGCCATCATTTTTAGGTCTTTCATTACGTTCCCCTTCTAGGTCGAACCAACTTCCGTCATTGTCTCCCAGAGTTGTGAAGCTAACGTGGAAATGCGAGCGATGGGGATTTGCGCCCCTGTATTTTCTGCGTTTCCAATTCAGAATCGGGCTCATAATTTGCCCATCATAAATAATATATTTGATTCGCTTATCGCCGCGCTTGGCACACTTACGAATCTTTTCAACTAAAGCGTAAGCTTCTTCTTTATGAGCAGCTAGGTCTGCGTCTATATCTAAAGCTCTAACGATTCCATTTTGTGGAATATGGTCAGAATTGCCCTTTGCAACGTGGCGAGCATCAGCAATCCAACCATCAGACTTGCGGTCGCGCTCAGGATAATCATCGTCAATTTGTTCCCTAAGTTGCTGACCAGCTTTGCAAAGTTTTGGCATTAGGCTAAAAGCAGTTTTGCTTCTTCTTTGGTAATGCCTAACTTTTCAAGCAAAGCATCCTTAGCAATTTGTGCTTCCACTTGAGCGGCTTCGGCGGCTTGCTTGGCAAGAACATTGTCCGCCCATTTTTCAATTCGAGCATCGTATTCTTCAGCGGATAATTCAATATATCCTTGTTCCTCGCTGCCTTCTCGTAGCGTTGGAAAATCTTTTTTCAATTGTGTTATTAGTTGATTTTTTGTCATTATGATTTCGCCAATCCGTAAATTGCAACAGTTGCGTCAAAGTTACCAGACGAGGTTGTTATCCTAATTCCGGTAAATGTCTGCGATGAATTGCACAATCCATTGTAATAACTTGGAGTACCGCTGTTTGGGTCGATTGAATTTCCGTAAAAATTTGCTCTTTCGGAACTATTACCTAAACCACTTAACCAAATAAAATGAGATGAAGCGGTTGAACCTTGACCCACATTCTCGCATAAAGTAATTTGATTTGCGCCGTTTTGTTCTGTTGATGAGTAACTAGTAGGGAACTTTACTTGGCGATAATTGTAATTACCAGTATCGGTTGTAGTGCCATAACGCAAAAACAGTTGAGCATCTTCTTGACCTGTTCCGCCGTTAGTGTTCATTTTTTCAATAACGACCAAATAGGTTCTATAACTGGAGGTAAATACCGAGTCGATATTTGTTCCCGCTGAATTAGTAATTGTTTGACGAGTTATCAGGCTCATTCCGGCGGAACCAATAGTGGCCCATTCTGGAGCCGTTGCGCCCGAATTAACTCTTAAAACTTGATTAGCTGTGCCGATTCCCAATTTAGTAAAAGTATCAGCGCCAGTTCCATAAACTAAATCGCCAGCGGCATCAAATGCAGTTGCAACAGTATTTGTCAAAGTTACTGACCCTGAAGTACCACCACCGGATAAACCAGTTCCGGCAACAACGGCAGTGATGTCGCCGCCATCAGTCCAAGTGAAATCCAAATCTGTTGCAGAAGCTTTACTGAGAACCTGTCCAGTTGTTCCGCCTTTTAAATCAACAAATGACGCATCGATGGAGTTTCCCAACGTGCGCATTGCGGCTGCGCCGTCTTTCACTAAGTCTGTATCGTCCGGGGTTTCCCATCCGAAATTTGTTGTATTTGCCATTATTCTCCTTTAGGCGACGATTGTAGCGTTTAGCCAGTCCAAAGTTGGGTTAATTGTATTCCAAGTCTCAACGGCCGGAACGGAGTTCCAACGAAAGGCTTGTAAGCTGAAAGCCAGAGGGCTGACTGTAAGTGTTAAATCTAAACGATTGAGCGAAGCGGTCCAAGTCCACCCCTCGACGAATCCTTGGAAATTGCCGCTAACCATATTGTTGGGCAAATTAGAAATATTGACAGGCATACCCATAAATACATTTATCAGGGCATCTCGGTCCGCATCGTCAATTTCAGGGCTAGCGACAGTAAAAGTGACGTTGCGAAACGCAAATTGGGGATAAGCGCGAATCAATAAATAAAAGTCGGCTTGGTCTTGAGCATCGCTTTGATTGCGAAGGGTTGTGTGTATTGTGCTCGCTAAAGTGCCATAAAGCGCGACAGAAGCTGCGTCTGTGGCTGTCACTTCGGCGCCGCTAGTTCCGTAAGAAATTGTGACATCATTTTTGACGTCTCCAGCTTTTTTGGTGATTGACAGTCCCGGCCCGATTGCGTGGTTGCCGTTTAAATCAATATAGCCGTAAGTGCTGAGATACTGAGACCGGTGAGTTGAATCAGCGTAACCAATTCTCCCTTGCGCATCTTCATAAAGGTAACCGAGTGCGGAAGTCGCAAAGCGAGAAGCAAGGCTGTAATAGGTTTCGTTAAGGCCGGATTCGCTGTGAAGCTCATAATCACCCGGCCTGTCTATGTCACCTAAACCAGAATTTTCGGCATTAGCCCAAGTGGTTGTTGCATCGTAGGTCGCCCAAGTTGTCGCGGCTGGGACTTGGTCCCAAGTAGAGAACAAAACTCCACTTAATAATTCGAAAATTCTGTCGCCATCAAATTGATGACTGAAGTTGCCAACATAAACAGCGCGATTTAAACGAGCGAGTGCGCCAACTGCAATAATGTTGATTTTTTGACTTGTAGCTGTTGAGCCGCTTGTCTGGACTGTTATTGATATATCAGTAATGAAACCGCCAAAAATCGGTACATAATCGCCGTTTGAATCTTGAACCTCGATTGATACCGGAGTATTGACATCATAAGATACTGAGGATTCATTTGTTTCGATAAGCGTCAGATTGCAATAACCGGCCAAAGCTTGAGAATAAATATCAGTTCGGCCGGAAGTAATTGTTAGACCGCTGAGAGTCGCTGACGTCCGAACGTCCCCATTAACTTGAACGCGATATACGGGATTCCAAAGTGTCATAGGGCCTGTTGAGTTCCTCTGATAGCACCGCCACCGCCACCAGTTCGGTCTAAGACGCTATTGAAAGCTCCGACTACTGCTCGGCTAAATCCTTCTTCATCAATAATGCTAGGCGACTGAACATAAATGGAAACTGGAGCGGCTGTGATTTGACCAGCTGCAGCTCTAGCAGCCATAACCGAAACAAGCTGTTGATTAGTTGCTTCCATAGCTTTTTTGATTTCTTCTTGTTTCCGGATTTCTTTATCTATTTCATCAGTAATATCGGTTATCTGTTTTCCGTCTTTTGTCTTAGTTCCACCGGTAACCGAACCAGAATTGGCAATAGTTGTTCCGCCGGGAGATACCGCAGCGCTGATTGCGGCTGATACTTTGGCTCCGGCGTCAGTTGCAAAGCCACTTGGCAAAGAAGCTGAAGCAACAATATTTGAACCACTAACACCGCTTCCAGTTTTAACGTTAGGAATTGTTCCAACATTCGGTAGAACAGGAATCTTGTTATACGCTTCAATAGCTTTATTAATTGCATTAATTGTCGTATTAACTAAACCGAGAATTGCTTTGATAGCTTTATCTACAAGAGAAATTATCCCACCTATTAAATCGGCAATAGT